TTCCTTTAACCACAAAGTAGCCTTGAAAAAAATAGTAAACCCTAGTTCTAGTAAATAAATTAGTTACGCAAACTACAAATCTTGCATGATTACTAAACGTGCTACCATCTCCACCAATATAAAAACAGGTATCTACTTTTATATTTACTGTGGCTCTTGTTGTGTATTTGTTTTTTACATAATGAGAGAAATTTCTTGATATGTTTCTAGCGTTTATTAGTTTTTGCTGTAAAGGGACTAATGTTGAATCTGTGAATAAAGCTTCATCAAATTGATAAAGTTTAAACTCAGTAATTCCTGGATCTATGTCTAAATCATATATTCTAGAATTATAACTATAAACAGCGCTGGGTGTACTATTTAAATTATCAATTTCTTGACCGTAAGAAACGAAAAAGTTAGCAGCAGAGAAATTTAAAAAATTAGTTTTTTTATCTCTAATAGGAGTGTCATTATAATACATTCCATAAGCCAATGAAGAACTCGCATTAGCAACATTGGAGTCCAAAGATAAATAATTTAATGTAGATCCATCTGGATCGACCAACCCTTCTATTGGACCTTCACATAATAAATCAGAGCTTATGTATAAACTTTCTGTATCCAATGTTTTATTTCTTGAGCTGTCGGACGGGCTACCTGCTAAACTAATTGGACCATATAAATCTTTATTTAAATAAATTTTTACATCACTCGTTTGTTGATCCGTGCTAATGCTTATTTGTGATGCGCTACTTTGACTTGCATTTAAATTTGAATTTGTATTCGTTGCGACAGTGCTGTTGGCAGAAACTCCATTTGAATTCAATAAGCCTTGCCCCTCTTCAGTTGTGGGGCCGTCCGCTAAATTGGTAATATAAAAAGTAGCCATATTACTGTTTAATTAATCTTCTTATTATTGTTTATTCCACCATATGAACCACCTAAATTACCGCCCGCTGGATTGTCTATAACTCCTTTTATTTGCAAATCGTTAGATATGACAATACTTCCAATTTTTAATCTTCCATATCCAATAGGAATAGCTACATTACGTTTGGTAACGTTTTCGTAGCCAGAAAACATTCTGGAATTGTTTTTTATATCTTTTGCGGCTTTTGGAGACATCAAACGAGTGACTAACATTTGAATACCCATAGCAATAAGCATAATTATTAAATAAACCACCCAATCAACAAGCGCACCAATCATTAAAGGAACTACTTCAATTTTTGAGTTTTTGCTCAAAATTGGAGAGTTTAAATATTCTGGAGGCATGATTTTATCATCAACATATATAATAAAATGCGTCAAATATTCTTGCATATTACCTAAAGCTGTTAACATTTTATTACTATTAGCCTCTATAGCTTCAAAAGCTTCTCCAACAGTTTTGACATTTAAAAGCCAATCTGTTTTAACAAATTCTTCAAAAATACCATGAAGTTTTATGGTTACCATATTAATATATATTTACACGTTTTTCTTCGAACAAATCTATCGCCACATTATACAATAGCATATTCATATTATGATATTTTTGATATTTTAAATCAAAATTAGAAAATGAAGCGTCTAAAGGATGACTATGGAATAGATATAATATAACATATTCTTTTTTTATTTTCAAATAATCTTCTGGAGATATCAAAAAAAACCATTTCTTATCTGGGTGTTTGTTATCGACAGGTATAAATGAAATTAAATCATCTTTTTTGACAACAAAACCACAAACCTCAACGGTTCTATTATCCAAACAATATCTTTTAATTTCCTCACATATTTGATTTGGTAGTTTCATTGTTATAAGGAAATGTTGCTGGAAATGCTCCAAACGGAAGATATGTCAAGCCATCTGTAAAAGCTCTAGTAGTGTTATTTCCAAATCTAAGTTTGCAACCTTGTAAAGTTTTAGAGCATTTATCCTGTTTCCAAACATCAGTATTTTTTAAAGGATTTTTATTAAGAACGCCATCTGCAATACAAACAAAATAATTTTTATTTTTATTTAATGGAGATAAAACAGCTTCTTCCGACTCCAAATTTGTATCGAATAAAGCGTCCAAATAAACAAAATCTGCTTTATTATATACTGTGGTTTCCAACCATTCTGCTTTATAAGTTAAAGAGGTTAAATTATAATTTCCATTATTAGAAAATTCATTATACGTATTGACAAAAATTTTATCGTTTTCATCCGCAACCGGCGCTCCTAAAACACTTTGAAATCCCCCTCCAATTGTTACGCCTAAATTAGGACCAGCATATGTTCTTGTATTTCCATAATTACAACCATAACAACGATAATTCCATGAACATGTGTCATTCGTCACCTTTCTTGCTGGAATGGTTAAAGTTTGAACATCGACCTTAGTAACCAACTCTAACTCCACTTCATTTAAATTTTCAGTTAATTTTGCACTAACAATCAATTTATCAAAAGAAATATAAGTATTAAAATTAGAGGTTCCAAATGGATTTTTACCATCAGTAAAATTAATTACGTCTAAATCTTTAGCTAATATTTTTTTTCTATTAAAATTTTTTCCAATCAAGTCGCCTCTATCTTGAAGAACTCTTGAAAAATAATTATTTATATTGCCTACTTTTATCTTTGGCCTTCCTTGTCTTCCGTCTGATGTGGTTTCAAATTGCGAAAATTCACAAGGTATAAAAATATACTCTTTGTTTTGAAAAATTAAATTTTTATTGAAATTTTTAGATCCATGAAATCTTAAATACCCTTCATTAGATTCTAACTCTATTTCAAACAAATCTATAACAACATAATTATTAAGTTTAAATAAAGTATTCATTATGTTTGTGTATTTATTTTACCAGCTAAATTGAAAATATTTGGCAATTGAATCTGACTATCGACAAGTAAAGAAGAACCAGTTTCTCCAGCAAATAATTTTAAATATTGTTTGTTTAATGAATTATACATTTGCAATCTTTCATTATTATACAAAGTTCTATTATAAAATATAATATCAAAAAAAGAATTAGTTAAAGTTCCACCTTCGTTTTTCAATTGTAGAGTGGTATTGTTTAAATTATTTAAATATTTTGTTTTGTCAGTAAAACCATACATACAATATCTTTCTCCATTAATAAAAATTGAATATCTATTATTAGATCTTTGAATATTTAAAATAAAAGGATAATAATCACCAGAACCGTTTAATTGTTTAGAAATTTGAGAATACGAACTAATTAAAGCTGGATCATTCGCAGCTTTATAAAAACCAGCCGCATCGTCATTAGTTATTTTGCTATCATATAATAAAGAGAAAAAGAAACTAAAAATATTGTTTTCTTTTGAAAAAGCCTTATAAGCTGTTTTTAAAAAAGGTCGCAAAAGAATATTTCTACTGCTGATGTTAGTAGGCGAACTATACCAATTAAACATTTTAAAAATTTGCTCCGTATAAGACGAGCCTTTAAAACAACCAACTATAAATAAATCAAAATCCGTACAATTAACAGACGAAGAAAACAATCCTTGTAAATATTTTGTATTAGGCAAAGATATCGCTTTGTATCCTAACCCCTCAAAATCTGCAACATATGTTCCATCACCAGTTAAAGTTACTATAGTTGCTGATTGAGAGTTTTTACCTATCCACGACGACGGACTGCCCGATAAATCAGAATTATTACATCTAAAAATGTAATCGCTTATAACGGCATCGTTATAAAAATTGATTTTTAAATTAGAGTTTAAATATTTATTTACTAAATAACCGCAAGAGCTTGCCGCATTATTATTGATTTTAACGAATTTTGTTTGTAAATCAGGTATAGTTGATACGTTTTCTTGCACAGGTGAAGTAGAATCATAATCTATAATAATAGAATTTTTTGTAAAAGAATTATCATTTATTGTATATTTTATTATATTATCAATAGCGTCTTCTCCATATTGTGGATTAGGCGAATATAATTTAACAACATCTTGCAATGTTGTTCTTTGGGCAGCTCTAACTGAAAAAAATGTATTCTGATTATTATTTGATCCTCTTATTGGAAACGCAATATTTCTTTCTATACCATCAGAACCTACCCCTATATATTTATTTCCACCTCCTAAAAATCCTACACCAGCCTTATTTCCTCCACCACCGGCATTTATTTGCGATGTTTTTTGAATAAAAACATTATAATTTATATTTGTTCTAACAGTTGTTTCGTTATTAATTGAAATTTTATTATTAAAATTTAAACAATTTCCACCTTTTTTGCTATCTGACATTCCATTGGTAGTGGAATAAACAGAAGCATCAAAAACTGGTTTTAGATTAGCTCTAACGGTTTGTGCTGTATCAAGAGCTATAACATTAGACAAATCTCCACCTTTACCATGATTACCGATAATAGATACTCTTTCAGGGATATAAATATTTATATTTGTGCCATAAGTGTTATCACCTGAAAAATTTTGAAAAATACCATTTTTAAAATCTAAAGCATAATTATTTTCATCGCTAGATATGAAAGAGCTACCAGCAGATAAATACATGTTGATTCCTGAATAAAAACTTAAATCTGGAGAACCAGCATTTGAATCTAATATTTTTTTATATAAATCATAGTTAATATAATTACCTTGAGTAACAATAACATTCAAAGCTTTCTTTTCAAATTTCAAGTTTGGACGAGTAGCGGCGGCTCCTGAAAAACCGTTAATCACTTCGTTAGAGGACTGATCATTCAAACTTTCGATACCAGAAGCGTAAATGTTTATACCAGAATTATCAACACTATATGTATATAAACGAGCGTAATAATCTGTATCTAAAGTTAGAGATGTAAAATCTTTATTTGAGACGTTTCTAATTATTTTTTCTTCAGAATCGTAACCATAATACTTACTGAATCTAGGGTTTTTATTTGTATTTTCTGCGATATTAAAACCCGTAACAAATACTATAGATGAAAAATCATTAACTGTAGAAATATCTAACTGATATCCTGTAAAAAAATAATTTTTTAAGACTCCAGTTCCAGTCGGAGGTGACCAAATAAAGTCATAATTTACTCCTTTATTTAAATCATAATTTTTCAATGCAACAAAATTTCTTACATGTCCAGCAGTATTATTTATTATTCTTGATCCAGTAATCTCAATCGTAATAACCCCGCTTGGATCTGTAGCGCCATCTTCAACCGATTCGCTGTAAATTAAAAAATCACATTCATCATTCACTGCGGATGCGACTTCTTTTGGTTTATAAAAAATATCTACAATCTTACTATCACCATTATTTATTAGTAATGAAGGTTGAGAAAACGAAAACAATTTATCAGAATCGTTTTTTATATCAAATAAATAATTAATATCAGAATTACCACTATTTATAATTGTTATAGGTAAATGAATACCAAAGCCAGTTAAACACTCGCCAATAAGTTTGCCTGTTAAATTGACATATGTCATAATACTAATAATGTGTTAAAAAAAATGTCAGAATCAGTTTTACCTTTGAACTCTATAAATTTTACAGACATATCGTGATTGTTTTTAAATTTATATGTGTGATTCCATTCTGGACAATATAAATCAATTAATTTATTATAAGGTTCTGGCAGTCTCATTTCAAAGATTTTAAAACCAGCGTTGGAATCTAAAAATTTTAATATAGCTTCTGTTTCTTTGTCGCTTCTGTTATTATAATTAAAAGTGAATTCTAAACACGTTTTATTTATACCGTAATTTTCAAAAGCAGGAGCGGACGAATCATATTCTGTTTTTATAAATTTAGGATTTACCGGAACATCAAAATTTAAATCAGGTTTAAAATAAAAAGATCTT